CGTCGGTTAAATCCCATTCAATAGGCTGTATTAAATTCTGGTCTCTGTAGTATTCATTGTAAATAAGAATGAATGCTTTGAAAGGATAAGCAAGAATATCCTCACTTGTATTAGTGGAAGGATCAGGGGGAGCAATACCCAAATAATCCATTATTTTCTTCACGTTTGAAGAAGCATTTTTGTCAATAGTTACATAAGGTTGCACATAATCGTCTCCGTTCTCATCCTTAGTGTTAGAGATAAACTTTTCCCAATTTTCCCACATGATACGGGTTGGCACATTAAAGTAATGTATTGAAAAATCTACTCTATGCATAATAGGTGCGAGAATAGGTGCAAGTTTAATATAAGCATCTGCACCAATGGTGATTTGGTCGGCTGGTAATACATCAAAGCAGCATGAAGGGATAAGTTTACCCATTTTTCCCGACATTTTTACATCGTGGGTTAAATCAAATGTGCTTTGAGTTGGTCGCTTCATTGCGACTTGTGTAAAGAGTGATTTACTCATAATCTGATACCTCCTCTAGATACTTTGTATGTTTTTAATTTTTTTCCGTTGGAACGGCGACTCCTAGAGCGGCGGTTTCCTTTGTTTCTTTTTCTCATGTTATTTAGATAATCCTCTTAATCCTTGTTGGATTAATATTTTTAAAAATTCAACGATATATTTATCACCACCTTTTACTCCTGCAAGTTTTTCAATCATGTCTATATCGTATTGATTTAGTTTTTTTTGTTGTTTGGCAAGGTTTAATAACTCTTGAACTCTATCGGTTTCAAGATTATATCTTTTCATTGCCATTTTTTCTGTTGGGCGATTTTCGGCTTCCGACCTCATTAAATCAAATCTGCCCCTTTTTAAATCATTGTTTACTGTTGCATTTAAAGCGAGTTCATTAAATTGTTTTCTAGTTAACTGATTATCTAAATCAGTTTTATCGGACTGTTGTTTTAAGTTCAAAATTTGTGCATTTTTCAGATTTGTATCATTTTGAAGTGCCTTTACGGACATAAATTGATTTAAAGCAGTATTAACAGCGGTTGAACTTCCCTGAATGGCGTTAACTACTTCGCCTGCATCCTGTCTAGCAGCTCCCTGTGTAGTATTTCTTATCATTGCTGCGGGTGAGTTTTGGGCATTCCCATAAATAAGTTGAGGATTAAGACCAGCGCTTCTGTACCTTTCCATTTGTTGGGAAGGTGAGTTATAGGATTGAACTTTGTCCCAATCTTGCAAAGCATGTGACCTTTGTTCAGCCATTACTCTACGAGATTCTTCAAGATTTTGTTCGTTTACTTTGTCTGCTTGTCTTCTAGCACGCCATGAATTGTAGGCGCCTACTGCCATACTGCCAATAATTAACCATGATACAGGGTCAATAGCAGCCTTGACCATTTGTAATGGTAGTGTTTCAATCAGCATGGCTGTATTCCCTTTCTAGTCTATCAAGTTGATGATTTTCATATTCTTTCCACTTTTCGTAGATAGATACGTCAGTCTTAGCGAGTTCGTCAATAAATTGACTTCTAAATGTTAACCATAATACATAAGATATAGGGAGTTCATTTACTTCCTTTTTTGCAGCCTCGTGCATAATTTCGACTTCCGTATCTCTTAATTGTTTTGTTTTAGTTTTTGTTTCCATGTTTTTTGTTTTTATTTTTTTGTAAAAAAAATGTTTTTTGACCCGCCTTTTTTTCTCGCTAGCGCGTTATATTTTTATCACTCTTTCGCACTATGTTTGGCATCGTTTTTTTATATATGCTTTTCGCTCGATTTTATTGGGCTTGGGTCAATTAGCATTAATATATCAAGGGTTATTAATGCTAGTTTGTTTTTTAAATTCGCGTAGCTCTTTAAGTTCGGCCTCTCGTTTTTCGGCCTCTTTTCTTTGATTTGCCGCATTTTCTGCATCTTGCTGTGCTTTCTTCTGTTTTATTTCAGAAAGTTCGGCAGAACGCTCTAAAATAATTTCTTCCTGTTCGGCTAAATCAAGTTTTTTAAAGTCACAGGCTGACTCGTCATCGGTATAAGTGCCGTTAAAATTTGGGGCACTTATTGGTAATCCTCTGACATATTTTGATACCATTGTTTTAAGACTAATAGTCTGGTCAGGGATAACTAATTTCTTCCCTGTGCATTCCCTGTACCTTGTACGAGGTCGGCTGTAGTGTGTGTAAATTGTAAGCATGGGTCAAATATATTGTTTATTTTGATATTTCCAAATTAGCCCTTTCAGGGCTTGGCTCGCTCATTGCCGCTAGGCTAGGGGTAGCACCTCGCGCGTGAGTTTCTAAAACTATAGGCTAAAGGGAGTCCCGCTGCGGTCTCTTTACTATTAGTTTAGTTTTCTTTCGTTTACTTTTCGTTGGTTAATTGTTTGAATCGTATTTCTAGTGCCTGCCGTTTGCTCTAGATGCTTGCCTATTATTTCCTTATGTTCTTTGGTGTATATTTTGTCTTTATAATATCGTGGCAATGGTGATTTATTGCCACCTTCTAATGGAATATAAGCACGTTCAAGCAGGTCATCTAAATGCCATTTTATTTTATTGCTCGATAGATAATCAGCACCGATTCCTTTAGACATACGAGAAAATTCCTTTGTTCGTGTATCTCCGTGATAAGCTGGAACACTTGGTCTCTTACTAATATACTTAAGAGTATAAGCGATGCTGTCACTAGATACGTTTCCAATATGGATTTCTCCATACTTCCAATGTTTTTCGAGTTGTTTAAATGCGTATTGAGGTGAAATTTTTTCATTGTTGAAGAAAATTATTGCATGGTAATGTGGTCTTTGTTTGTTGCTGCCGTATTCTCCGCACGCGTAATATGAAATACTTTTCGCGGGAAAATCTTTTCTGAGTGCCTTCCAAAATATAGTCAGATGATTTGGATATAATGTCGGCCTGTTTTTCGGACAAAACATAAGATTTTCGGGTGAGTATGTTAGAGTAACAAAGAAGGCAAAATCTGAATTTTTCTCTTTGTTGGCGAGTCGAGCCGCCCAACCTGAGACGCGCTTTTTTCGGCAATACATACACTTTCCGCATTGTACCGGTGCATCGTTTATTATTCTTATGTATATACATTGTGGCATAATGATAAAGCCCCTTTCGGGGCTGTTTTAAAGGTTATTAAATAGTTGGAGTTCCGAAGAATGGTAATTTGCGTTTTGCCCTGATTTTGTTTAATACATGCATCCATATATTATCAGTTTCATCCTGAACGGCAAATATACGAATAACATCCTCAGGAGTACACTCGATAAAACTTTGATTGAGTGCAGGAGGACTATTAAAAATCCTGCCTAAATGCCAATAGTCTAAAGTTGTACGGAAATCGCCTGCAACTCTTGAATTAAGGAATTTGTATTCGGCATATCTCGGAATGTATCCGAATAAATCATCCGAATCAGATGTATATGCGAAAATTTCTCTTGTTAAAACTTCCTGTTCACCTAAATTAGCAAAGGTTGGCCATGCATAGTCTAAGAAGTCTTTTCGGGTAAACATGCGGTTTATACCTTGCTGATATGCAGTTTTAGGCATGCATGAGAATATACCAATTATCCAGCCATGCTCCTGTGCTGTATATCTTCCAAGCCTTCCTTGATGCATTCCTGCTGCTACTCCGGTAGGTAAGCCTTGAGGACTTCCTGTTTGTTCAGCTTGGTTTGTTTCAGTATTCCAATATTGAGTCGGACCTGTTGTGTTCAGTACCTCTGAAACAATAATTGGAGCCTTGATTCCTGTAATATATTCAGGTCTTTGCAATCTGCTGTCAGGAGACTTTTGGTCAAAATGTACATATACAAGTTCGGTGTATCTGGTACCACCTCTAGCATTTTTTTCTAACCACTCCTGAAGCCTGTAAGCCCTTCTTAAATCGTTAATAGTTGTAGCACCTACGATTAAAGAGCCATTCGGGTCTAAATAAGCGGTTTCACCTGGTAAATCAGAGCCCTCAATTTTGTCTGCTCCGCTTCCGCTTGGTTGGTTTATTGTTCCTGTTATAAATGCGGTTTGAGTTGCATCAATAAAAAAGGGTGCATTTGATGAATCTAAGTCATTACTTAGAGTTACGTTTCCTAATGGAATATCAACAGAAGCACCTTTTTGTGCAAATGGGAGACAGCTTGTAAAATAATCATGTTCCCATGCTCTGTTAAATTCGATGTTGTCGAATATATTATAGAAGGCTACTGAATTATCGCCGTCGGTTAAATCCCATTCAATAGGCTGTATTAAATTCTGGTCTCTGTAGTATTCATTGTAAATAAGAATGAATGCTTTGAAAGGATAAGCAAGAATATCCTCACTTGTATTAGTGGAAGGATCAGG